GTCATCGCCATCGTTTCACAAGAAGGCTTGTGTTACGACGTGTGTACGAACGAACAGAGAACGGAATTGGCATTTCTGCCAGAACCGAAACACTGCGCCTGCTAGTACTAAGTCCCTTTTTAAGGAACGGTGTATGGTCAGCTTCTGAAAAAAATCTCAGAAGCATTAACCATCCATCGATCTCTTTAGATAAAGGACGAACCGCCACATCCCAACAGAGCAATTCTCGTTTTTGTAAACGAGTGTTTACTCTGCGGCGTTTTGGTTGGTTTAACTCTGGTACTTCTATGAGTGAAGGACAGGTAATATACCCGTCATCTTCCGGTATTTCTCCATAGGTATAGAGAAGCATCGCTACGATTTTGTCGTAGGTCTCAAAGAAGGACTGTTTATACAAACTATTAGCATAAGCTATATAGGAGGTATAGACATCCGGAGATGGACGCGAAGCCCAGGTTGTACGAATACGTACAGGAGTAACATTGATGCCTTTATAAGCATCAATGCCACACGATTCTCTAAAGAATCCACTGGAACAGCTCTTGTCACGGTTTACGAGTAAACCAAATGCTTCGAGCCACTTAGTAGCGTGCGCAGCTTTCGCTGTTTCTACTACTACATCGTCGCCATACACTAGGATGCTCTTACGAGCTTCCGCATCGTCTTCACATGCAGTCAAGATAGCCCAAATAGTAAGAGCCAATATAGGAAAGCATAAAGCTGACCCCATTGGCGCAAACTTATTGAGCTTCAAAACTTTTCCACATGGAAGAGTAGTTGACTGAGACCTACTGTCAAGGAGAGCCCCGAGAAGGGGTTCCGGAAACAGTAAGCGAACGAGACCGATGGTGACGCGATCACTTGCCTCTTTAAGGTCAAGTGTTGCGTACCTACCATGTGAGGACCCAAGAAGGGCCCCACATTGATTAGGACATTGGTCTGTGAAGTGGATATTATACCTTGTTAAAGGGTGTGACTCCACTCTCCGTACTATCGCGCTTCCTAATCCTTGCTGTATCCATTGGAATTCCAATGGTTCGCAAGAAATAAGGCGAGGACCACGCGAATCTTTCGGTACAAGGATAACCTTGGCCGGAAGATCCGCCTCTTCCAAAAACTCAAAGTTCTTGTAAGAGTCGCATATATGACCATAAGATGCACAGAAATATGCATCGAATGGGTATGTACGATTAATACGAGGATTGATACGCTTAAAACGGTACTTCTCCCAAAGTCGTTCTCTAGATGAGACCGATCCGGGACCGTGCCGAGGGCGTATATCCAACGGATTAAAGCCAGCAAACAGTTTCTTCAACCGTGCGCGGGCTTTGTAGATAATGACTCTAGCTTCGACAGGTTGAACCTGTAAAGAGATAGAGCCACCGCAACTGATAGTATCAACAATGTTGTTGAATGTATCATTGTACGAAACCAAGTCAGCCTCTGTTTTTTCAAACAGAGAGATGACTTTCGCTTCGTCTTCAGGCAGGTTAGGCAGCTCAAGTTTGTAATAAACAAACAAGATTTGCCTAATGTGTTTGATGCTGAGTACACATGGTGTTTGAAGAACCATGGCGTCGTGTGAGAAGATAAGTTCGAAAAGCTCACCTAAAAACTTAGGAAGCTTACTACCAGGCGTAGCACATAGTGCCCACCCAGTAGAGTCGAATGTAACTTCTCCGAGTAAAGCTTTATCAAAGGCTTTACCCAGACGTGGAAGAGTTTTCGTAAGAAAACTCAGGCCTTCACGATCGATTCTCCTCATTACTTTTTGAGTAGTGAGTCGAAGCGAACGAGGTGTAAACACGCTTCTGTGTAACGTTTGCACGTCAGACAGAAGTGCAGCGATGATCTGTTTATACGGATCTAGGCTCTTATTGTTAACCATATGGTATAACTCCTAGAGCAACGCGCTACACTCCTCTGATCTACCTCACAAGTAGAGAGGGGCTACGGCTAAAAGGATTAACTGTATATGAAGGGGTTATTCACCCTTTGAGCATTTACGCCATATACATTCATCCAATCGACCGTAGTCCCAATCTATTACATTATTAGCGAAGGCTTACGATGCTTTCGGATACTACTCACGTAGTTACCTAGGCAAAGCAAGTACCCTCTCTAATAATCAATGCATCCCAAATGGACGTTAGAGAACGTCTTGAGGGAGTGATGAATAAGTTAAACACCGCTCTGCTGATGATACTGTGCGTAGGGAATTTCACCCTCTTCACTTTAAGTTCGCACGGCGGTACAGCAGTTTACTACGGAACGATACTAACAACGTTAGTACCGGAAGGGGTAAGAACCCCCTTATCAATAGTAAACCTGAGTCGATCAAATGCACATCCACAGCAAATTAATGCTGCGGTGTGCAGGATAACTACCAGGATCCAAAAAGGAACCCTGGGGAATGCAGCTTTCATAAACGAGTGGTTCGAAAGAAACACAAAGTAGCCTTAAAGGCTACCGTTTATTAGAGCAGCAGCACCATAACCAGTGCCGTCGTACAAGATCGTCGTTGAAGCACCTGTAGAGGCGCAAAACGAGAGCAGTTCGGCAGCACAATTCGTGGTCTCTGTAAAGTTCGCGACGTCCCCAACGGGGATATCAAGAACTAAATAAGCAGAGATCGTCCGAGGACTACCTGAGGAACCCGTGATGGTTTTATCCACACGGACCACAGAACGTCTTCGGAGCAACGCCCCAACACCAACTTCAAGGTGAGAAACCTTGAGTCGATGTTGGAGGTTTGGAGTTTCGCCCGCCTGGGCGAAGGTTACGGAACGATCCAGGACACTGAGCCGATTAAATTCGACTTCAGTGCCAGCTGAATTCTTCACTTCATTTGTGAGGAGGTTTGATGGTAGCGGCATAAGTTGCCTTTGTTACGAAAACGGAGGATGCGATTATCGTGATAACACGAGCGCACCTCCTAAGCTGAACTCAGTTGGGTCCAGCCCGCTCGATCGAATCGAGCTAACAAGAGGCGCATTGTCAGGAGTCCTATAATAGGACTTCTCCATCAAATGCGACACCCGTCCGTATGGCTGATAATGTATAGAGGTTTCCCTCTCTACCTTTATTGACCATCCGAACTGGATTATGTGTGTTGTGATGCCAAGCTGTCTTTGCGTAAACTGACTGAGCCAGGGCCCAACGCCCAATACCCAGTCAACTACGAAAGACCACGGTATAGCATTCCAAATTACCTGGGGTGACAAAGTCAAACCCAAGTAATCTGCTAAACCGCGCCCAAGGAGCTCCTTGGGACTATACGACTCGACCTCGTAAGAGTAATCGAGCGTAGCTTGGAATCGTCTAGTGCGATACTTACAATGACCGAGAAGAGTTACCAAACCAGGCGGCGTAAAAGCCGACTGGATAGGATAACTAGTATCGATGTCTTGTAGGTTCTGCAAATCCGTGCCCCAATGGGCATGGAGTGGCTTCTTCGCATTAGCGATCAGCTTGTTAAGCTGATTCTGAACATTCGCCATAGCATTAGCTACGACGGATATGTCAGACAACAAAGGTAGGATGTTAAACTTATTTTGTAAGTAGACATCCGACCCACTCTTCAATATTTGGCGGAGAGTGCGATAACCTGTAGGCAGATTAACAATTAAATTGTTAAGTGCATCCAGGCCTTCGTTCAGCCGCCTCATAGTACGTCCAATCGTCGTTACATCCTTCAGCTCATAAACAGAGTTTATGGCCGAGGTCTTGGGACGAATTCCCGGAAGCATTCGCTGTATAGCAATGCCAGGGAGTCCTTCGTGGTCGCGATAAACGCCACCATCGGGACCGTAGTACAAGAGAATACCGACACTAGGTCGAGTACTCTCTCCGAAGAGGTCTACAGGTCTAACAGCCAGATGCAGATAGTTGTCATCCCACATATATCTTATGGGGATTCCAATGTTTCTGTAATCTGTATTGTACTCGCAAACCGAATCTGAAACCTCAACCTCCATTTTATAATGTTGGCAAGGATTAAAGAAACCCATTGTATTATTCGTAGCACGAATGCTCCGATCTATATTCTGGATGGTTATAGAATCCCCTTCTCCGACAGTATCCAAGGCCTCAAAGGTCTTGGTATACGGTAAGAGAGGGTATTCAGCAAACCCGGTACTGGGAAAACGAATAGAAGGATCACTCAGTAAAACTGAGTAACCCAATTTCGTGTAACCAGCAGCGCTGGTAGATCTAGTAGGTAACCACATAACCGTTATATAGGACAGCGTAATAACACCGCAGAGCTTTG